AATCCTACGACCCCTTCATGGGAGTTTCCTGTCGTTGTCTCGTATCTGTCACCATGCGTTCGTTCGATTCTAATGCCAGTTGGCCCAAACTCAGTAAAGGTACCTGTGCGATGTTGCCACAAAAGTCTCTCTGACTGTGGTGTATCATCTCGCTCAACCAAGTGCCCTGACTCAGTTTCAATCACATGATTGTAAGGGTAACGTGCCTTGTAAAACGAAGTCGGTTCCTGAAAACTGTTAGGCAGACTTTTTCCCATCTGTGACTGTGACCTTGCCAACTCAAACTGGCCGATCACACCCCTCGCTGATTCTCTAATGTAGACCTGTGACTTTTCTACGTTGGAGTTATCCTCTAACTTAGATGGCTCACTTGGATCCTGTATAAACTGATGTGATCCACGAAGGTCATCGTAACCCAGTGCCGTTCGTGGTATCGTCGGCATCTGAATGAGACGTTTGCTCGGGTAAGGTGTAGGGTCAAGTTCCCAAAGTTTGAATGTATTGTTGATCGTAACTGCCGTAGCATTCGCATCGATCTGCTGTCCCTTTTGTGTAAAGACAAAAGAGGCAGGTCGTCTTGGTAGCACACCTTCGATATCTGGCTGACCCGTACTCATATTTTTGACGAACCCACCATCATCTCCACCTGGCTCGTACATCGACTCAACTGTACGCCAGCGATTGTCCATGAATGGCCCACCCTTTTTATCGCCACCTTTTTTCGGAATGCCTGGAAGTGTACCCATCATCACAGGTTCCTGGCCATCCTCTCCGTCACGGAAAAACCCTACGACATGCGTACCTTCTACTGGACCTGTTGGAGACCAACCTACGCCAGTCTGAGACGCAGAGTTTATGGGTGTCATCGGCACAGACCAAGGCAGTCTCTCAGTTGGCATTTTGCGTAGATCAGGAGAGTGGTAACCCATGATACGAACCTGACAACGACCCATCTTCAGAGGATCTTGTCGGTTCTCAACTACACCTACCCACCATTTCCATTCAGGATACATCATGCTTGCGAGATCCTTTCATCACTTGACTGCTTCTCAGTTTTACGTGGACCGACAGCAAGAACATCATTATCGGCAGCATAGGAATAAATCCTGTAGACCTGAGGATCTTGTTTTGACTCATCAGAGTTTACTGACTTTGATCGCCCAGGAACTGTGCTCGGTGTCATGGTCTCATTAGCAGGCAAAGGTTTGAGAGTGACAGGGTGTAGTTGTTGCATAATATTGGGTTCCTCAACCAGATTGTTTAGAGGTATCTCATATGAATCCTTGACAATATCTAACTTCATTTTGTAGTCGCCACCTTGGAAGTTGTGGTGTACTCGAGTAACCAGATATCCACCTGATCGTAAAACTTCCTTCGATTGCTCAGTGTAAGGAACCTTTGACGGCAACTCCACGTTGATACAGGTCCCTGCTTCTACTCTGTCGTCACCAGGTATCGTTATTTTGAGAACCATCGACGCCAGTTGCTCTACCTGTGATCCACGATGCAACTTCCATTTACCTGCGTTATTGTATCGTGTAGATCCACTCAGTGGAAAATACTCTACGTGAGCAAACTTATTATGCTTGGAACCCTTTTTCTCTGCTCCGTGAGGGGCAAGTCCGATTGAGTTTACTGATGCCAAAATGCCGTTTTTCTTTGTATGCCCTTCAGCGAACCCATCTCTGTCATAAAAATACTCATGCTGTTCGACCTTCATATCCAGCAGATTGTGTCCGATCAGTTTACGAGAGTACATACCCTCTTCCATATTTTTGAGTGTATCAAAGTAGTTTACATGCTCAAGATCATCGATCGTGGCAAAGTCTAATGGATTGACACTCGCAGAGGGATTGTTTTCATTGTATAGATTTTTGGGTCTCAGTTTGAAAGTAGGAATATCTCTGGTAGCACCCTCCTCCATCAACTGTCTGTACCTTGTCATTATCGTTTCGAGAGATCTAAAGTAGTGTCCATGTGTAGTCTCCCAGAAAAAGAAAAGTGAACCTGGGATAGTAGAATCAATGAGAGTTATCGATCGTTTCGCAAAAAGTGACATGGCATCAAACGGATGCATGCCTGGAACTGAGATTGTATACGCCTCTTTTGTGTCCTCAACATTAAAGTTTTTGTTGTATTCAGGAGAGAATATCTTGTTGAGTTCTTGTCCGAAATATTCTGAGTAAACTTTCTTAGCCATTTCGGAGTAGGGCAGTGGGCCATATGAGTTGTAGACTCTCAGTCGTGTATTCAGAATAGACTCTGGACTACAGCAGTGAAGTTGGTAGGTTGTAGTCGTATGAGCAGTGTCGACAATATTGTTTATCTTGTAGGTATAGAAAAGTCTACGTATCGCTCGTGTGGGATCTGACGTGTAGTAGGTCAGAAAGATTTTCTCCTCGCCAATCAAAGGCAAAGTCTCCAGCAGACCTACACCATCCTGTATCGTGATAATCAGTTCCAAACTCGGAGAGTAGATCGACTCAAAAATGTCAAGCAGAACCCACTTGTCATTTATATCGTACATCGCCCCAGTAAAAGTTTGGATGGTACACTCTGCTATGGTAAACTCGCCTGGAGTTTTAGGTTGCTGTTGTTGAGCCATTATACAGGACTATTGAATACAGTTTGTAAATCATTAATAAGAGTTGGGAGATACGCAGGTTGTGGAACTGTGATATCTCGTTTCGCCTCGTTCAGATTGATCTCATAGTCAAATGCTGAAACTATTTTATTCTTCTCAGTGTCCTTTACATATTGTGTTCTGTCGATTTCGTTTCCTCTGTCATCCTCGTAGTGATGTATGAGTGCCTGTGCCGCAGCAGGACTGCCGTATTTACGGAACAATCTCTCTGTCATAATCGTGTCAGACTTGGGCCAGTCAGTGTAGATGTTTTGTATGTTATTCACATACATGATGACCCAGATGTAACGAACGTCATTATAGAGTTTGTGCGAGGTGATGTCAGGTCGCTCTCCATCAGGGATACGATAGGGTTGATACTGTCTAACAAGATCAAGGGCATCAGCACGAAATCTAGCAGTTGAGGTCAGGTCAGGAACAGATTTGAACTTTCCGTTCTTGAGCATATCAAACTGAACCTTAGGGAACTGCTGGAAATATCGACTCGTTGGTGTCTGTGGTTTTGGAGGTGACGTTGCCATTAGAAACCTTTGTCAATCATAGTGGATGTTATCAGTTGTGTCTCTTGTAGTCCTATAGTTAGTTTTGTCCCAGTCGGATAAGCATCATGAAAAAAGGTTGGGACAAGAGCACCGATACCATTGTAGTCTACTTCTACGTTTGTCAGTACGCATTTTGCGAATCTCTGTACACGACCATCTTTGGCAGACAGGTCAACTGGCGTTCCATCTGCTAATTTGTGAAGTCTGATCTCTACGTCAAACGTCGGTGGCATCTCAAAGTAGGTCGCCTTATCTGCTATCTTACCCTCTTTAGGCAGAACATGCTTTTTGAAAAACTTTGCTATGTTACCGATCGTCTGTGCTTCACCACTATTGGTTGGTATCATCGTCCAGTTCATAGTGTAGGATCTGAACTCAGGTCCTGTATAGGAGACAAACTGAAAAGGGTTTTTGATCGTACCAAGCACGTTGTTCTTGAATTTATTAAGAGCAGCAGGACCTACATTTGCTGCTGATGCAACCAACTCCTTTGTGCTAGCAGCGAGTCCCTGCTGGTCAAACTCTGCCTCAAGTTGTTTGGCGTTCGCTCCCCCAGCCAGTTTTTGTGAGTTAATCGTATCCATCGCAACACTACCCAGAATGCCAAGAGACATCTGATCGTAGTTTGCTTTGTAATTTGACACCAATGCACCGAGTGGGATAGGTAGTGCGACTGAACCAAGAATCGTTTCTTGGCGTCCCAAAACTCTATCTTTGGCGGTAAACAGAATATAATTTGGTTGCCCTGCGTTCTGATCTCCAAGATCTCTGGGCCAGGTTAGTTCTACTGATGCCATGAATATCCTTTCTCCCATATTTAGGTCCCTAAATATATTGTGGCACTACGTGGAAAATATAAGTTAAAGTGTCCAGAGAAGTATATCGGTGATCCCACGAAAGTCATATATAGATCAAGATGGGAACTGAGAACCTTTCAGTTCCTTGAGAAGAACCCAAACGTATTCAAATGGGCCAGCGAAGAGATCAAAATCCCATACTTTGACTACAAGGGAAAGTTACATCGATATTACCCTGATCTGTACTTTGAACTTAGAAATGGAAAGAAATACTTGGTTGAGATCAAACCTGCTTCGCAGACTCGTCCACCAACTACGGCAAACCACCGAAGGTTTATCAAGGAGCAGATTCGCTACAAGATAAACACTGCTAAGTGGGCAGCAGCGAAGGACTTCTGTGACAGGTCAGGTCTCGAATGGAGGATCTGGACTGAAAAAGATCTAAACAAAACTCTTGGATTAAAGATTTAATGGCAACACAACGGCAGGATCTGAAAGAATCTCTCTTAGACAGATTCAAGGATGCCCTCAGAACAGGCAGAGCAGAAAACCTGAAGACGAAGGCAACAAACTGGTTCAAGTCAAAAATCAGGCAGGGTCAGAAACTTGCCAAGCAAGCATACAATCAATCCAAAGCAGGTATCAAAGGGACTGGTCTCAAGGGTATTAAACCTGAGGATCTGTTCCGTAGAGGTGGCTACGACAAGGCAAAGTTTACAAGCAGAAAAATAGTCTACGGCAAAATGTTCTTCTTTGAGTACGACGCAAAATACAAGGACACTCTACCATACTGGGACAGGTTCCCGTTGACTATCTTTTTTGACTTCAATCCACCTCATATGATAGGATTGAACCTCCACTATCTGACTCCATACATGAGAGCAGGTTTAATGGACGAACTAAACAGATACAGAAATCAGAAGGAAAACGACTCAACGACGTTCCTGAGAATCAATTGGAAACAACTCCAAAGGATCCCTGAGTGTAAACCTGCTGTAAAGAAATATTTAATCAACAGAGTAAAGATGGCTGTCCAAGTTCCAGCAGATGAGTGGGATGTGGCCATCTTTATGCCTGTCGCACGATTCCAGAAAGCATCTGAGAAACAGGTGTATAAGGATTCTAAAAGGATGATCGCATGAGCAATCCGTTAACAATAGATAGTTTCGTAAGTCACTTTGCTGCCAGAAATGGATTTGCTAGGGGCAACTCTTTTATGGTTTACATTGACATAGATAGTGCTGGAAATGCGCAGGGTGTCAATGCTACTAATGGAGCAGGTGGTATCAAAAAGACACTGAAGTCATTTGGTCTAACCCCAGAGCATCTTACTATACAGGCACAAACTGTAGAACTACCAACAAAAGGGTTACTCACAAAAGAGATTTTTACTCAGAATGTCCCTGTTCCTATGGGTTATAATTTCCAATATTCTGACCTGACGATGGGTTTTCTGATGGACAACTCCGTTGAGAATATGAATGTCTGGAATTTCTTCAACGCATGGATGAACATGATAGTAAACCCTTCAAGTCACTACGTTGGATATCACAACGATTACTCGTGCAATATCTACGTATCGACTATGGCACAGTCTATCTCAAAAGCAAAAATGGGACCAGGAGTAGCGAATCCAAACACAGAATCTAACTCTAAACCAATAAATATAAAATTTCACAATGCGTTCCCCAAGACGATAAGTTCAGTCGCAATGGATGCCTCTTCTACAGGAGAGCCATTAAAACTCAACGTTACATTTGCTATCAAAAAGTTTGAGGATTACACATGGGATGATTGGACACAAAAGGGAGTAAAGAACGCAGTGACAGCACAAGCATAATATCATGAAAGGATTGAATGGCTTTACCACAACTGAGTGTCAAGACCTTTGAGGTTAGGCAACCCTCAACTGGCGACAAACTCACTCTCAGACCCTTTTTAGTATCTGAAGAGAAAATTTTATTACAAGCATCGGAGAACACAGAGTTTATGGTCCCTGCTATGAAGCAGGTATTATCGAACTGCATACAGGGTACTCCGATCGATATTGATTCGTTGCCTGCATTTGATATTGAATACATCTTCCTGCAGTTAAGATCAGAGTCAGTTGGTTCAATAGTAAATCTGATGCTCGAGCACAAGGAAGGTTGTGAGAGAACTGAGGTTCAGGTAAATCTGAGGGAGATCAAGGTCGTGATGCCTGAAGAGAAAAACGATGAGATCATGCTCGACAAAAAGGTAGGGATCAGAATGAAATACCCTACGATGGAGATGATGGGGAAGTTCGCAGATCTGGACGAAGATGCAGGTCCTGAAGCATCATTTGAGATGCTGAAGATGTGCATTGATGCCATTTATACGACTGACGGGGAAGTTCATGAGGCAAGCAAGATTGATACTGATGAACTGAGCCAGTTTGTGGACTCTATGAATACAGAACAGTTTATGAAGGTACAACAATTTTTTGAGACGATGCCTGCTGTAAAGCATGTGATAAAAGTACCAAAGTGTGTTACCTGTGGACAGGCATTTGAGCAAGAGGTTGTGGGAATGCAATCTTTTTTCTGATATGCCTCTCTCATGATAGGTTAGAAAATCACTACAAGACAACCTTTGCGTTGCATCGTTACCACAAGTACCAGATATCTGACCTTATGAATATGTTGCCGTGGGAGAGGCAGGTTGTTGTGTATCAGGTAATGGAAGCATTAGAAAACGAAAAGAACCAGGGTTCTGACAATATGTTTGAAGAAGGATTCAATGGCTGAAGACAAAAAACCAGGTGGTCAACTAAAGACCTTACAGGAAATTCTCAAAACCCAACAGAGGCAAGGCATGGCCATGCGAGAGGGATTTTCCAACCTGCATAGAACTATGCAGAGAAGCATTAAGGTCCAACTTGATTCTTCAAAGATACTCGTAAAAACTATCCTCGGTCTCAAACATGCAACCATGGGTGCCAACGAAGATTTTAAGAATTCGTTGCAAGGCATAGAAGATGCACAGAACAGAACACTTGACTTTGAGAAACTACAGGCAGAAAAAGAGGCATTAAAAAAGGCAGAGGAAGCAAGGAAAGCAAAGGAAGCAAAGAAACTGAAACTGCCTAAGTTTGGAGAACTGCTTGATCCCAAGGCATGGAAAAAGTTAGGTCAGAGTTTTGTTGGCGTTCTGTTTGGAATGCTCAAAGGTTTGGTTACTTCAATACTGTTGCCACTAGCAGTGGGGGCGATGAAGGGTTACTACGGGACAATAGCAAAATTCTTCAAACTCGCTTTCGCAGGATTCTCCAATCTATTGAAGTTTGGTGTAAAGGCAATATCATTTATAGGTGGATTACTCGGAGACTTCGCTAAAAACAAAGCACTCCCTGCGGCACTCAAAGGAGCAAGAGTTGCTCTTGGAGCCATAGGTGACCTGGTCGGAAAAGGTTTCTCAAGTCTACTCAAGTTTTTGAAGGGCACGAGACTCGGCATGGGTTTCCTGTTGGTTATAGAAGATATAAAATCTATAGGCAGTGCCATATCAGGTGGCATCGGAAAATTGTTGACCAGTGTCAAAGGCATCTTTACAAAAGGAATATTTGACCCTGCGACAAAGTTCTTTGATGGACTACCAAAGTCATTTGCTGAGTCCTCTGTAGGGAAATTCTTCGCTAAGGTCAAAGGAATATTTACTCGTCCTATCTGGGGTAGTTTTGACGAGGCAGGAGCGATACCAAAGACATTCGCTGATACTAAAATAGGACAGTTTGTAGCAAAGGTAAAAGGTTTCTTCAATAAACCTTTCTTTACCAAAGCAGGCGAGATGTTCCAGGTCAGTTTCAAGTTCGCTGAGACAGGGATAGGTAAGTTGATTACCAAGATCCAAGGTTTCCTTGGCATCGGAGCAGATGCAGCAAAAGCAGGTGCAAAGAGTATGGGGATGAGTGTCCTCGATGATGTCAAGGACATGGGTAAAGCAATATCAGAATCTGCAGTAGGTAAATTTTTCGGAAAGATTAAAACCTTCTTCGGATTTGGTAAAGAGAAAAGTCCTGTTGGTAAGGTATTTGATTCCCTCAAATCAGTTTTGAGTTTTGAACTGCCTGAAGGAATGTCAAAGATTCTAGGTGGTATAGGTAAGGTTTTCGGTAAGGTCTTCGCTGTCTTCGGAATCTTCATGGGAATCTACGAAGCAGTCAAGGCATTTACTACGACTGAAGGTACGTTCGGAGAGAAGGTCGTTGCGGCACTCAAAGCATTTATTGATGAGGTCGTTTTCGGTCTGCCCAACTTCCTGATTGAGATGGTCGGTAAAGGTGTGTCAGGTCTGTTGAAATTCCTCGGTTTTGGCGACAGTGCCAAGGCAGTTGAGGATGCTACAAAGGACTTTAGCATAATGGATCTGATCTCAGATTCTGTCGGCAAGGT